TGATGCGTACCGTGTGATTCTGTCTGGGAATGTGACTTCTGGCGGAGATGTGTACGTCCAACTTGGGAATGGTGGCACGATGTCTGCCTCTAACTACAAGTGGACTTCTATCTGGTCTACCTACCCTTCGTTTGCTTTTGGTGACTCTCTCTATGTTCTTAGTGAAAGTGGTGGTGGGGGTGTCCACATGGGCCTCGTCGCCTCTGGCCCTGGCTCTGGCGATGTCAGCGTTGCCATGTTCGACATACACAATCCGTACGTCACAAGGGCAACCACGTTCAACGGCTTCGCCGCCGACCCTACCGCCTATCGCTGGCACGGCGGGCTGCACAATGATGCGTCCTCGTACACCGATATGCGAGTAAGACCTTACGGGCCGCCCGATTTGTCTGGCGGTCAAATAAATGTCTACGGATACAAGTTAGGGTGAGTGAGATGGCCGAGTACTACACCCGTGAGGCACTAGAGGAACTGTATCCTGACGGTACCGCGAACATTATGGTTGGTCACGAAGTGCGACCGATGACAACCAAAGAATGGTCGGAGTGGATTGACCGACAGATCGGTCAGCCGACAGAGATTGGCAGAAAGATCAAGCAGGCACGCCAGAAACGTGACCGTCTGCTCGCATCTAGCGATTACCGCATGGTGACAGATGCGCCGTGGGACATCACGGCATGGGCAACCTACCGTCAAGCATTGCGTGATCTCCCTGATGATCCTGCGTGGCCGAACGTAGAGTTTCCAGTTCCTCCTGACGCTAAGGTGTAACGGTGGCTGTTACCTACTCGTCTCCATCGGTCGGGTACAACGCCAGCAACATCTCTTATCTGGGTGCAGAGACTTTTACCCGCACCGCTGACGGGGCGGGTGTCGGCACCGAAACAGCAACACAGGTTCGCACCACGTTTGCTACTGGCATTGCTAGCGGTGAAGGCGCAGCGTTTGCCACTGGGCTGCGTACGGTTCTTGTGTACGCTAGTGGTTCAGGTGTTTCCTCCGAGGGTGTTGTCGATCTTTATCAGGGTATCCGTTCGGCTACGGGTGGTGGCGGTGCCACCGCTGGTGACACCGCCGTCGGCCTGAGGACAACGTTCTCTGTAGCGTCCACAAGCGGGGCGGGTGCGTCTACGGTGGTGTTCAGTCGTGTCGCTCTGCGGCAAGGCGTTGGTACTGGTTTGGGTAGCGGGTTTGCTGTCAAGCGTGTAACCGCCATCAGGGATGGTTATGCGTCTGCTATGATTGGTCACAATTATCAGGCGTTGTGGCGGAACGGTGGCAAGGTGTTGGATTTGCAGGTTATTCTTCCGCCACGCTGGTCGCGTAGAAAGCCGTGGACTGTACCACAGTAAACAATTATGGAACTGAATGAACTGTTGCTGGAACGCGAGTGGCGTTCCTGCAAAGGTGGCAGTACCCCTGATGAGCAGATTGAGGGGTTCTTCTATTTTTGTGAGAACTATTGGTTTATCCGTCACCCTGAGAGGGGGCGGATTCTGTTTGAGTTGCGTGAAGCCCAGCAGGAAACGATTCGTGCGTGGCACACGAATCGTTACAACATTGTTCTCAAGGCCCGCCAGATCGGGTTCTCTACGTTGGCTGCTGCTTACGCGTTTTGGTTGGTGTTCTTCTGGCCTGACAGGTTTATTGTCATGCTGTCACGTACGGAACGTGAAGCAGCCAAACTGTTGCAGAAGTCTAAGTATGGTTACAGGTGGCTGCCTCAGTGGATGAAGGAACGTGGCCCTTCTCAGGTGACGGATCACCAGTTGAAGATGGTGTTCGATAACGAGTCGGCTATTGAGTCGCTACCGTCCAGCAATGATCCTGCCCGTGGCGAGTCGGTGTATCTGGTGATTGTGGACGAGATGGCGTTCTTGTCGAACCCTGAGGAAGCGTGGGCTTCAATTGAACCTATCGCGGATGTGGGTGGCCGAATCATTACGCTAAGCACGGCAAACGGTTCAGGTAACTTCTTTCATCAGATGTGGGTGGGTTCACAGACGGGAACCAACCTGTTCAAGGGTTTGTTTTTCCCGTGGTCTGCGGGTGACCGTGACGATTCGTGGTATGAGGTCAAGTCTAAGACGACCCCGATTTGGCAGTTGCATCAGGAATACCCTAGGTCACCTGAGGAAGCGTTCATCAAGTCAGGCAACCCCGTGTTTGATGTGGATGTGTTGGCTGCGATTGTTCCTGTTGAACCCCAAGTCGGAGACTTGGTGTTCGGTCAAGATCAGGTGACCCGTCTAGTTGAGGCCCCTAGTGGCCCGTTTAGTTTGTGGGAGGAACCTGAACCTGATTGCGTGTATGTCGTTGGGGCTGACGTTGCTGAGGGTTTGTCGTACGGTGACTACAGTTCGTGTCATGTTGTGAATGCGTCCACTGGTGTTGTGGTCGCTCATTGGCATGGGCATATTGCTCCTGATTTGTTTGGTGCTTTGCTGGGCGAGTTGGGCTGGTGGTACAACAATGCGTTGGTTGGTGTGGAGAACAACAACCACGGGTTGACTACTCTCAAGGCTCTCCAGCGGTACGGGTATACGAACATTTATCGTCAGCGTAGGTTGGGTCAGGTTCGTGCGAAGCAGACTGACATTTTGGGTTGGCGCACCAGTGCGACAACCAAGCCGTTGATGATTGACGAGTTGGCTGCGGTGTTGCGTTCTGAAGAGTTGGGTGTGTTCTGTAGCCGCACCATTGCAGAGTTGCGAACGTTTGTTCGCAAACAGAATGGCAAGATGTCGGGTAGCCCGCACGATGACCGTGTGATCTCGTTGGCTATCGCCAACCAGATGTTGAAATATGTGTGGCTACCAGAGTATGACGCTGGTGCTCCTGTCCCCACAAATAGCCTGATCTGGTGGGAACAGTTCATTATGACGGAGGAAGCACCGTCCAAGGCTCCGTTGGGCGCATACAACGTGCGCAATACTGCGCATCTGGGTTAGAACGCGCGCGTTTACCTTGATGGGAAGTATGGTTTGCACTCAATGTGGTAAGACGTTCACGTTCGATGTTATTCCGCGTCGTGGCGCGATCTGTTTCAAATGTCATGTCCAGTCCGTGAACCTCGGGTTCACGTACGGGCGCGACAACTTTCATGGTCCCACGTTGCGGGAACGTGAGCGAGACATTCTGAAGAATGCTGAAGCGAACGGTGTGGTCCCAGAGTATGTGGGGAACAAGTGATCTAGATGGCGGATTGGGTTGCGATTGTGTTGGGTATCCTTGCCCCGAGCGGTGTGTTGGTTACGTTGATTGAGCGGACACGCCGTGAGAACAACAGGGATCACGACCGCAACGTTACGCTGCTAAAGACAATTGATCGTAAGGTTGACAAGGTGGCTGATAGGCTGCATGAACATATCGACTGGCATATGGACAGGAAAGACTAAGGTGAAGGCTATGGATTATCGTGACGCGTTTCGTCGGGCTGTTGCAACGTTTGTTGCTGGGGCGACGGCGGCACCTCTCAGTGCCGCCGTGTTCGGAATCGGGTTCTTTCAGGCCGCTGGGATTGCTGGTCTGGTTGCGGTGTGGAACTGGTTGGGTCGCACAGCCGAGGCTTGGGTCAAGTCCTGATGGCTCGTCCTTCCCATAGCGATCTGTTGGCGCGGTATCGTAAGAAGATTACGACTGCGAAGCGGTATCGTCGCGAGGAACATTATGATGACACGTGGCGTAGGTTGATTGACCTGTACCGTGGCAGGCATTACGATCATTACGCCGAGGAAGATCGTGTGCTTGTGAACTTGGCGTTCTCTACGATCAACGTGATTGCTCCGTCGATTGCGGTGAATTATCCGAAGATTGCGGTGAACGCAGTGAATCCGCAGAATGCTGCGAACGCTGTGATTGCGGAGGCTGTTGTCAATTATTGGTGGCGGCACCGTAACTTCAAAGAGCATTTCCGTCGGGCAGTCAAAGACTTTCTGATTGTTGGCCACGGCTGGCTCAAGGTCGGCTACAGGTATGTGGAAGAGGAACGCGTCGGGGACGACGAAGATATTTCCGACCCCAACGTTGAGGATAACGTTGTGTCTACTACCACGATTGTGTTGCGGGACGAACCGTTTGTGGAACGCATCTCGCCGTTCGACATTTTCGTGGACCCTGACGCAACGAACATGGCTGATGTCAAATGGATTTGTCACCGTGTTCGCCGCCCTGTGAACGATGTCAAGACCGATAAGCGTTACGCTCCCAGCGTCCGTCAGGATGTTGGAACGATCACGTACGCCAAGTATTCGGATGACCCGTCGTCCAAGAAAATTCAGGACAAGGACGAAGGCTATTCAGACATTTACGAATTCTATGATTTGCGGAACAACACGGTGTCCGTGTTCTGCGATTCGGGTGACGGGTTCTTGATCAAGCCGAAGCAGTTGCCGTACGCGTTCGGTCATCCGTTCGTCATGTTGCGCAACTATGATGTGCCTGATTCGTTTTACCCGATTGGGGAACTGGAAGCAATTGAACCCCTACAGAGGGAGTTGAATGAAACTCGCTCGCAGATGATGAATCATCGCAAGCGGTTTGCTCGCAAGTATTTGTATCGGGAAACTAACTTTGATTCGAACGGGCGTGCAGCGTTGGAGTCTGACGACGACAACGTGATGATTCCCGTGCAGGGCGATGCGCCGTTGGGTGATGTGGTTGCCCCGTTCCCTGCGTTGATCAACCCGCCCGAATTCTATAACCAGTCGGATTTGATTCGCACCGACATCGAAATGGTGTCGGGTGTCACAGAGTTTATGCGTGGCGGCGTGTCGGAAATCCGACGCACCGCCACCGAAGCAGCGTTGATTCAGGACGCACAGAACGCCCGCACCGCCGACAAGTTGGCTGTGATCGAACAGTCTGTGGCGGAATTGGGCCGACGCATCCTGATGCTTGCCCAACAGTATATGGGTGGCGAACAGGTTGCTCGCATCACGGCACGTGATGGCGAGCCGATGTGGGTCACGTTTGACCGTGACTATTTGGAAGGCGACTTCGATTTCGAGGTTGCGGCTGGGTCCACCCAGCCGACAAACGAAGCGTACCGTCGCCAGTCCGCTCTCCAGATGGTTGACGCTATGGCCCCGTTTGTATCCGCAGGTGTAGTGGATATCGCCAAGTTGGGCGCATACGTTCTCCAGTACGGATTCAATGTGAAGAACCCTGAGATGTTCATGACTCAACCCGAGCAGCCACAAGCCGAGATGATGCCACCTCAGCCGCAAATGCCTGCTGGGCCTGTGCCCGATATGGGAATGGGGATGGGGGCTGGCGGTTTGCCGCCCGCCCCGATGGGTGACATGGGTATGGACCCTGCAATGTTGGCTATGTTGGCTGCCGCCGAGGGCGGTCAGCCTCCAATGATTGGATAATTTAGAACGACAATCAACTATCTTAGAGCAACCTTTTGGACTCTAGATTGGAGACATTCGTGTCAGAGAATATGGATGCTGTTGTTGATAGCCCGCCGATTGAATCAGCGGACACCGAAGCACCAGCAGTAGCGGCGGAGGCCACTCCGTCTTACGAGTATGTTGACCCTAATGCTTTCGATGGGAAGTATGTCAAGGTCAAGGTTGACGGTGAAGAACTGGATGTGCCTTTCAATGAGGCTCTTCAGGGTTATCAACGTCAGGCGGATTATACCCGTAAGACGCAGGAACTTGCGTCGCAACGGGAGCAGTTGCAGTTTGCCCAAACTTTGCAGCAGGCTTTGGAAACGAATCCTAGTGCCACTATTGAACTGTTGACTCGCCACTATGGTGCGGATACAGCAAATCAGATGGTGGCGGATGCTGGCGGTGTTGCACCTAGTGTTCAGGTGTCCGAGTTCGATGATCCTTTGGAGCAGCGAATTTGGGAGACTGAGCAGCGGATCGCACAGTATGAACAGGAACGTGCCAGTGACCAGTTGCAGAAGGAAATTGGACGGCTCCAGTCTACATACGAGGATTTTGAACCTCAGGAAGTGGTGCGGGAAGCGTTGCGGCGTGGAACCACCGATCTGGAAGGAACATACAAGCAGATTGCTTTTGACAGGGTGACCGCGAAGTTGAATGCACAACAGCAGGCAGCGTCGCTCACTCAGGCTCAGGAGCAGGCTGTGGTTCAGGCGAAGCGTGACGCTGGATTCGTTCAGGGTGGTGCGTCGTCGGTGGCTCCTACTAGTAATTCTGAGGTGAAGATCACTAGCGTCGCAGATGCGTGGGCTGCTGCGAAGCAACAGATGGGTATTTAGTTTTCAATCTAGAAGGAGATTGCAATGGCTGGGAACGTTAATTTTGACACTCTGCTGGCGACTACGCTGGCGAACTATCGGGATCAGTTGACCGATAACATTTTCACGGCTCGTCCTTTGACGAACCATTTGATGGAGAAGGGCCGTGTCCGCATGTTGGACGGTGGCACCAAGATTGTTGAGCCGTTGATCTACGGTTTGAACAGCACGGTGTCGTCGTACGCTGGGTACGACACGATTGGCCTGACCGCTCAGGAAGGCATTTCGGCTGCCGAGTACGATTGGAAGCAGTACGCTGCTTCGATCGCCATCAGCGGTATCGAAGAGGCGAAGAAC